GCCTTATCCGTCCCCAACACGCCCCCGCCCAGGCCCGTCTCCAGCAGGCTGAAAAACTGCCCGGCGTTTGCTCCCCCCTGGCTGAATAACCCCCCATATTCCGTGATACTATCCAGGAAATCGCCGCTCGAATCCAGCCCCCGCTGGAAACCCTCTGTCATAAAGTCGAACGCCTGCTGCTGGGTCAACCCAAACTGATCCATCAGCACCCTGGCCGAATTCAGACTATCAGCATAATTGGTCCCAAACGCATCCGACAACCGCAGCGCATTCTCACTCGCCGTCTGCAGCTCATTATCAGACAGCGCCCCCAACTGCCGCCGGCTCTCAATTAGAACCGCCGTCGCCCCCTCGATACTGCCGGCGAAATTATTGGCGAAAATCTTGGTGGCCACCTTCCCCAGGCGCTCAGCCCCTTCCTGGGTTTCGCCCAACCTGGCCACAATAGCATTCTGGCTATTTTGTATCTGGTTGGCCACATCAACCGACGTCGCCCCCACCCCCACCATCGCCGTCCCCAGCGTCAAAATCCCCCCGGCCGCCAGCCCGGCCCCGGCCACCAACCCGGTTTTGAGAACCTTCCCCCCAAAATCCCCAAATTTCTTGCCGGCGTTTTTCACCACCCCCACGCCCTTATCAATCCCCTTCCGCAGAGAATCGATATTCGCCCCTATATCAATTGTCAACCGGCCGATTGTCGCCATTTAATTACCCGCCAAGCTCAGTTTCTTCCACGACAAATATTTGAAAATAGGCAAACACCTTCTCCATCTCAGTGATGGCTACCGCATAATGCAGGTCCTTTGGGCTCCGGTCATTCGGTTTGTTCACCTTCATCAGTCTTAACAGGTAAGCAATTTGTTCAGAAGCAACTAAATCCTTATCAGCTTGATCCATTTTTACCTCGCAAATCCTGCCCCCCAAACGCCGCATTCAACACCTCCACCAAGGCCAACTGCTGCTCAGGCGTCTGCTCCACATCCTCGCCGGCCGTCTCCTCAAAGCGGGGCATAAACTCCTTGACCTCAAACGGCCGCTTCCGTCGCTTCGGATTCCGGTGAACCTCAGCCACCGTCCGGGCCACAATCCCCGCCCGCAAATCCGCCCGCGTCTCCCCAAACGGCTCCAACGCCGCATAAGCTCGCCATTCTGTTAACTCCTTCGAGCTAATCTCTCGCAGCAACTGCTCCACCGTCTTCCCCAGGGCCAAAGCTAAGCGAAAATAAAACCGCCGCTCCGGCCTTAATCGAAATTTTCCGTCAGCTCGTCAACATCCGCCTCAGAGATACCGGACAACCGCGTGGCCACCTCAAACACCCGGTCCAGGGCCGCCGCACTCTTCTTCCCCAGCGCCTCAATATCCGACCGCTTGAACAATGGCTGTCCATCCTCCCCCACAATCGTCATCTGCACCAGCCGGGCGCGTACGTTATCTAAATTCATCCGCTTATTTTTCTTATGCGTCCCCGTCACACTGGCCTCAAAAATATCCCGCTCCTTCCCACTCAAGGCCCTCACTCGCACCCAGCCCCCCCACTCCGGCACCTCAACATCCTCAGTCGTCAAATCAGGCGCATTCAAAATCGAATCTCTTCCCAAAAAAGTTTTCATTTCCTTCACAAAATCACCTACCTTTTTAAATATTGGTGACACCTCGCCGATCACCGGCGCCAGCTCGTGTCACCAACTTGCCACTTGTAACTTGCCACTTGCAACCTGCCACTTGCACCTAAGTCAATGTCGGCTGCCCCGTAATCGTCATCGTCACCGTCTGCATCAGCGCCTCTTCCCCCTCGCCGATCACCGTAGCCGCCTTACTCACAAACGCCTCAAACGTCCAGGTACTGCTGCCGGTATCCGGGAAAATCAACTTATAGGCCAACTTCGTCCCGTTCAGCATGGCGTGCATCACCCCCCCCGCGCTATTGGCGTGGGTCGCCTGAGCCGGATCATACACCAGCTCCAGCTCAATATCATCCACCTCAAAAATCCCCGACTGAATCTTCTCCCGAAACCCCCCCGTACTCTGATGATTCGTCACCTCCGCCATCACCGCCCCCAGCACCCAATCCCCAATGCTCTTCACCTGGGCAATCGTCGTATACGACGGCGTCCCCGACAAATCATCATCCCCAATCTGAAACTGCGTCCCATACGTCTTTTCATAAGCCATAACTCACACTCCTTAAAAAAATAGTTCTCAGTTTTACCGTTCACTGCCTATTGGTGACAAACCCACCAGGTACGGCCGCGCTCGATGTCACCAACCCCCCATCCCCTAATTTGGTGACAACCAGCTCCGATATCCGGACAAACCCGTCACCAACCCCTACTCCCTACTCCCTACTCCCCATCCCCTACTCCCTATAAATCACCCGATAATCAGCCGCCACCCGATACACCCCCACCTCATCATTAAAATCATCCACCTCATTCACGAAGAAGACGGCACAAACATCAACCGTGGCCACCGTCCCGCTGAAGCCGGCGAGCGTCTGCCGCAGCGCATTGGCCACCCCCTTCGCCGCGCTATAACTGGTCCCATAACAATCAAACTGAAACCGCGGCCAACCCATATCACCCGCCCCTTGATGGGTTTTTCCCCAGACCTTACTAACCTGTTGATAAGTCATCGCCGGGTAAGACGGGTTTTGCGGCAACGTCAACGGATACACCCGCGTCCCGATCAAGCTCGTAATCGCCGCCTCATTCGTCAGCTTACTATAAAGCGCCTCTTCAATCGTCGTCATAAGTCCAGTTTCTTCTTCAGTTCCTCACCGGCCGCATCCACCGCCGCGTCCGCTTCCTCATCCAATGCCGGCCGCAAATAAGGCTGCGCCTGCGCCCCAGGATGCGCCATACTGGCCGCAAAGCCATCCGCATCCACAGCCAGGCCCCGCGCCTGATCCCGCGTTACCCGGTGAGCATTGGTCCCAAACTCCACAAAATGACCATACCAGGCCACCGTCTCATCCGGTCCCACCCCCACCACCACCCGATCCGTCTCCTTTTCGAGTGTCTCCCTAACAATCCGCTCACTCAACGCCCCCGTCCGCTCCGGCGCCTTATCCGACGCCGCCTCCCTGATCGGCTCAGCCGCCGCATGCGCCACATCCTCCAGCCCCGCCCGGGCCTCTTCCAACTTCCGCCGCAGCGCCTTCTCAATATCCTTCCCCCCCAAAACCCTCAACCTATTCTTAGCCATCAACTCACCTCACTAAAGACCAATAGACCAACGACCAATAGACCAACGACCAACCGACCAAGTGACAAACCGACCATCACCCCTCCGGCAACTCCTTACACAACAAATACATCTCCCAATCCCGGCCCATAATATTCCGCACCTCCAAAATATTAAACGTCCTGGACCGCCATGACACCCGCATCTTATGCGTCACATCATCTCGATACCGAATTCGAAAGCGGATCGTCGCCTCCGCCACCCGCTGCGCCGCCGGGTCCAAATACCGCTCCTGCCCCGTCAACGGCTCCGCCGCCGCCCAAACCGTCTCCAGCGCCGTCCAGGTCACCGGCGTTTCCTCCCCAAACGTATCCTGACTCGCCGTCGGGCTCTCAATCGTAATCCTATGCCTCAGCTCACCCGCCCTCATAGCCGCCCTTTCCGTTTTTCACTATTCACTATTCACTATTCACTAAATAAACACCCTATTCAGCCAAATCAAACTCTCAATCGTAAAAGGCACCGTCAACATCTGCCGCCCCACCACCACCGGCTCTCGATGCTCATACCAATGCCCGATCAGCAACTTCAAACACTGGATCATCTGCTCCGGAATAGCGGCCGCATCATCCCCATAGCCGGCCGTAAACGTGATCCGGATCGGATTGACCGGATAAAACAACCCCGTCGGCCACGACTGCCCATAGGCCAGCACCACCCGCCCCGGCTCACTATCCGCATCCACAATATAATTGCTCGCCGCCCAGGTCGTCGAATTCCCGGCCTGATCCAAATACACCACCGACCCCACCGACTGCAACGGCGCCCGGGGGATAATAATCTCATCATCCTCCGGCCAGCGATCCAAATCCAACCGCCACGTCTGCGTAATCAGCGCCCGATTAACCGTATCCTCAAAATACCGCCGGGCCGCAATCACCAGCCCATCAATATAAGCATCATCATCGCCAATATCCACCCGCAAATGGTCCTTGGCCTCATCCGTCGTGAAGGGCTCCGCAGCCGGCCCCGTAATCAATT